GTTCGATTTAATTTTCATTATATAGCAGACAGTACCCGAGATAAGCCTAGCCGAGATAGCTGAAACCAGCTAACCGAAGAGCTCCAGCTAAGAGCATTAAAGGTACGAAGAGGACGAAACCATTAACACTAATTGGATCCCTGAAACCAGTGTCTACAAAAGTTAACGGGTCCTGGTACAGGGACTTCAACACTTCCTTTGCTCTATCTATTTTCGACACCAGTCGTACTTCTGCAACTACTTTGGGAGGTTCTTGAACTGACATAACCTCTTCAACAATCTGAACGGCTACGAGGTCAATGTCTTTAATCTCTTCTTCGTCATCGACATCTTTTATTTTCTCCAGCTCTATCCTCCTTCTATCTCCGGTCACGCTTCTAAGGCGGAGGTCTAATTCTAATAACCTCCGGGCCTCGTTCTGGTGCTCTTGCAATTTTTGTGGCAAGCCCTCCTGGTATGCTTCATCTCTTTTGCGCGCGTCTTCTCTGTCTCTGGTTCTCTGCTCTTTGGTTTTTGCTGACTCGACTAGCACTTCTACCTCCTTAGCCTTTCCTAAAGCTACAAGAGACGGCCCTGACCTCATTGGTTCCGAGTCAGGTGGAAGATCTAGGACTTGTCTCTCTGGCTCTCTCTTGGCTAAATCGAGGTCCCTACGGTAACTAAGGGTTTCTGTTCCTGCCAATCGAAGAGAACCAGATCGCTTAATCACTCTGGCTCTAACACGAGGAGCAGTGATAACTCTCTCGACGATGTCTAGATAGTTCTCGCAATAGGAATCCTTTGCGATCTCGCAATTTGAGCTAGAGAACCCCATATGGCGGAGAAGCGCGTAGACTGCGCCAGGCTCCTGCACTTTATCGACCTCCCAGATATATGTGGCCGCTGCGCAGCAGTATTCGTCTCCGCTAACAACAGCGTCCCGTTTCTTACTTAACGCCAAAATCACCGCTATTCTCTTGCTTATTTCCCCGGCGTCTCGGATCTCGAACATCACTTCAGGTCTCATAGCAGATTCCTCGAACCCCTCCTTGATCATCTGAAGTGTGGTGTTGAACTTCCCCGACTCTAACCAATCTACCTTCATGTCTATCTTCACACCAGACATGACAAGTGCGTTGACGAATTCCCTGGATCCAAAGAAGCCCGAGTCCTGTTCGAACTCGTAATCGTCTAGCTCTGTGATTAATTCTGCTCGAACATCGGTACTTATTGCCTCTTGTGCAGCCCAGCTTATAAGCGGGTTCGACCATCCTCCTTCTAGTGATTGAACAAAGTCTACCAGCGCAGGCACATCCCCCTTCGCTATTGTTCGGAAAGGCTTGCCAACGGTCTTCTCAATCTCTGGTATGTCGATTAGCTCTGACGTGCTAATTTTAGCTAAAGAGAACCCTTTGCTGTACCCTTCTATCTTCATTTGGCAGGCTAGCCCGTCGGTATGCAAGACCCTTTTACAGGTGATCTTTGGTTGCCCTTCAAAAAGTGTAATAGAGTTCCACAACCCAACTTTCCTGAACCTATTGCTAGAAAGTTCTTGTACTGAGTCTACTCTAGACGTCTCTCTCAGGATGGCCATTCTAAGCACCTGTGAACAGCTCCCATTGACCTGACTGGTCACGATGTGCCCTACACAAATCTTCTTCTTTGCGACATACCTGATGCGAAACACAAACAGTGACTCTAAATCCGTTAAGATTCTGTCACCGTCATCAGTTGAAGAGTATAACACAGTGTTGAGTCTGAAGAAGCCAAGCCTTCTAGAAGCGTACTCTGTATAGAACGAAGGGAACGTGCTACATCTGGTCCACCTATTCTTTGGGTTAGGATACTTTTGGCCATCTTCTACCAGACCGGTCACACATGTGCGGACCAGTTCCTTTTGTATAGAAGCGTAATCTTGCCTGATATTCAACCTTCCGTTAGGGAAGTATCTTCCCTTGAACACTAATTCCACGAACTGGTCTGAATCCACGCAAGGACCTCCCGGCAACAGAATCTCAGAATCGAAGTGGCCGAGGACATCGCAGTAAAACACGAAGAATCTTCTGATAGCATCCAGGTTTGACGACCCAAAAGCAAGGCATAGAAGCTTCAGAGGTGAACCTTTGACTAGTATATCACCAGGTTTAGACAATTTTGATACTCCGAGAGAAATGGTGAGAGCTGATAGCGTAGCTAGGGCCAAAAGAACCCTCGAATTCGGGTCTCTGTCAGAGAAAAGACCCGAAAACAGAGACTGAGAGTCACTCCCTAAACCCATCCCGTCTGCTCTGCATCTTATCCTCCTCACACTCATGTAGTATGGGACACCCGAGAAGCTACTTCCCGCAAGAGATTGTTCCCACACTAAGAACTTGGATCTCAAATCTTCAGTGTCGCCAAATAAGAGCCCTATGTTCGGATTCGGAGGGCGAGCGTGGATGGCATCCATAGCACTTACCAAGCCCGAGCAAATTACCGACGAACCAAGAGAGTCAACTAAGCCATCTAACCGTATGAACCGGTTTGATGAGTTGCTCTTGATGAGAGAGTGAATAAACTTGGCTTCTGTTACTTTGAAGTCCTCCCGCAAGTTGGTAGTATAGTTGTAGAATCTCATCAGAGATAGCCTCCCGAGATCCCCTTTCCCAAGCGTAAACGAAAAGGGGGCTGCAACATCCCTGCAATAATCGTCAGAGATACCCATCTTCTTCTGTATTTCTCGCCTGTAGTTCTGAGGCTTGGAGGTGAATTTTGAAGACAACACGACTCTTATCCTCCCAACAGAATCTCCCCATTCGTCCCCTGCCCTAACAGCAGCTTTCGTTCCGTAGATCTTGCTCCTGAACTCTGACCAAACATTGCCCTCATCTAGTATGGTAGATTGAGTACCGAACATCATCGACCTTAAGACGTTCGAAACAGGGAAAAAGCCAAACTCTGGCGGTAGGTCAGCTTCAGAACCCGGGTGTAGACTGAGCATCTTCTCTTTCAATTTGGACAGTCTCAGGTGCCTCTCGAACATCGACCTCATGAGTTGAGCTGCGCCCATGCACACTGTGAGTGCTGCCCCGTTTTCAAAGCATCTCCTCAACTCCCCTAATTTGTTCTCAACTGCACTCTCTAAGCACGAGTAGTCCGGCACTTGGAACAAGGTGTAATAGTCCTTTATTAGTGCTAGTGACGTGTCTTTGAATATGCTGAAGTAAGAGTTGAACTCAGAGAAGATTGTGTTGATGTTGCTCTTTTTCTTGTTAGCAAAGATGTTGAACGGCTCTGACATCGTGATGCTGCTGATTGTGAAGACAGCGATAGCCTTCGCGAAATCTCCCTGTTCCTTAAGCAGAAACAGTCTAGATCTGAGCTTATCATCCGAGCTGTACAAGGTTAGTGACGATCTCACCCTCATTTCGAGAGCCTTGAACAGGAGGCCCTCTACCGCTTGTTGAAACTCTTCACAGCACGCCTGGTAGAAGGAAGAAGTGTAATGGAGTACCCCTTGGCCCATCCCAGAGAAGAACCTGATGCTGTAGTTGGGGCTCTCTAGACATTCGTTTATAATGTCTCTCTCGGTCTCGGACCTGGAGGCGAACTTGTCTAGTAGTGACTGATCCTTGATCGAATTTGGAACTTCTGACACGCTTTGTATCCCATTTGAGTTCGTTGAATCTTTGTGCAAAATTCCGGTTTTTTCGCTAAAGAACTTTTTCACCAGGATGGGGGGCATTTGAATTCTTTTGCACAGTTCCTCCCTGATGGCTATTACTAGCAGGGACTTCATCCAAGGGACAGCTAACGTATTAGAAGCGACGACTGTAAAGTGTTCCACCATGAATCCGGGGCTCCATCTTGTAGCATCTAGGTTCGCAGATAGGTTAAAGGGCAAAAATCCCATTCCGGTAGATCTAGTTCCAGCATCTTTTGCTGCTTGCAAATGGCCAGTTTGCAGTTGCTTCTTGTTGTGCGATGTAATCATCTCTCCTGGCTCACTGTCACAAAGGCGCTTGAAGAACCTCTCTGGTATGCTCAGGATTATCCTTGTCGAAATGATCTGTATTGTTATCTCACGGTCCCCTCCTATCTGAGCCTTCGGGAAGATCAGAAAGAAGAGTCTCCTGTTGCCTCTCCCTCCTGATAACAGGGACGATGCGATTGATAGCACAGACAGTGTACCGTACTTGTGGATGAGGCCTGCGAGATTAACGCTTAACCGCTCTTTCTTAGCAAATCCTGTCTCTGGCTCCTCGACTCCTGATGCAGTCAATTTTAGGAGATCGTTCACCTGTAAGCAGAGCACATCTAACGTTGCCAAACAGCTCGACGCCAATCCCGCGTGATTATTACACAGAGACTCAGCTGCCGCTGCGACCACCCTAGCGTCGTAAGTGAACATGCCTGTCTTTTGTCCTGGCCTCAACCCTCCCAGTGCAGCTTTCCTCCATTCCTCTCTTTTAGAGCCTTCTCTAAATGTGACTTCACATTCGAAGAGTTTCTCTACCATCGAACGGTACCTAGCCTCTTCATACCCTGCTTCCTTCACAAAGAGATAGCCCGAGTATATCTCCACCAAGGACACTTTCGAGCTCACGCCTCTACTCAAATCAGCCCTCTTATGATGTATCCCGAAGAAGCTTGGGAACAGTATGTCGTTGTACCTCTGCTCATTTTCAAATAGAGCTTGAAGTGAGAAGGAGACCAATACCTTTCTGTTCGCATACATCTCTAAAGACCAGTCTAGTGCCCTTCGCCTGAGTGAGTCCTCGAAGTTGCTACCGCTGGTTCCCTTAGTACAGAGTTTGAGAAGGCCTAGGTAATCACTTGAAACCGAGGTGAAACCCAGGAGTAAGTACCTAGTATCTTGCAGAAAGGTACTAGTCTTCCTTTTATTGTGGATGAAGATCGCTCCAAGCTCACTAATGATCGGTTTGAAGTTCGGGTCCATGTTCATGGTAGCCATGCACGGGGAGCAACGTAGGTAGTGAGTCAGGTCTGTAGACGTCATGGTGAGCCATTTTGTTGAGCAGTAAGGAGTCCCGGGCACGTCGTAGAACAGATGAAAGGAGTCAACCATATGTGCGATTTCGCTGTTCGGGTTGTCTGATCTATCTATGAAGATTTTGTATCTGAGACTCACGTTGCTTCTAAGAGCTGACCCCCTGTAGATCATCAGAGAATACCCCTGGAAACACTTGTAAACGCTGACACCTTTAGAACGTTCCTTCGACAAAAGTATCTTTTTGTCTAAGTACTTCTCTTTTGCTGCTTTCTCATTGACGAGTGCATCCACTATTGCTTTTCCTATGATTCTCCTCCTCCCTTCAAGGTAGCATATGTTTTCCGCTAACTCCGTAACCCAATCGTAGTAGGCCTGCTTACCACTGAAAAAACTTGCGTAGATATTCAGCAAATCTTTCGACTCGTTCGACCATTCTCTCCTGATAGGTTTATGGGTGTTGTCCGGACCCAGGGAAGCATCTATTATTAGTTGTTGTGTTCCGTCGGGAAATGATCGAAGGGGATAGTAATCCTTCGAAGGCAAAAGTAGTAGGGTTTGTGTGTACATTTGCGGCGGGCCGAGCTTCGTAGGATCTTTTTCGTCTCTTACGCAAAGTGATACCGAGACTTCAGTACCGTGCTTGTTCCCTCTGTTTGGAACAAAGTAGGGTAACTGGAAGTCTTTCTTTGCTACTCTGGGCCGTGAGTTTCCTTCTTGTATCAACTGTAACCTTAGGCCGTTGACCTCGGAGAACAAAGGGGCTCCAGGAACAGTTGAATTCGCGACGGACTGAGCGTACTCCAGAGCCAAGGTTTCTAGATTGTCCCCCCTAGAATTTTTAAAAGGCGGCTCTTCAGAGATCGAAATTTCTTTCTCTTCCAAGTTGACTGCAGCTGTAGGTGAGAGGCATTTGTCTAAGTACGGAATGAACACAGACAAGTCTGCCAACCAAGACCTGAGATCTTCAAAGATCTTGCTAATGCCCCCCCTGAACCGTTTCCTTCCCTTCCTATCCGCCTGGAGAATCGAATCAACTGTCTTACAGTCCTTGCAGAACTGTTTGAAAGCATCCGTCGACTCAATCCTCAGCTTGTACTTTTGATTGAAATCCTGACAGACTACAGCTTCTTGTTTGTAGACGCAAACGAAGTCGCTGGGAGAGACGGGCATGGCTAAGAGGGACCCTACTCCCTCCCTGGCAGCTGCATATTTCTTCATTTTTCCCACGAACACGTCACCGCCTTCCGTAGCTGTAACAGCTACATCCCCTATCCATATCTCCTTTCTGCCTGATACCTTCTTCTCAAAGGCAATGTCTGGTGTTAGTCCGGAATCAGGGCCATGGTAATTCCAGAGGTTCTTCATGTCAACGTCCCCGTGGCCGTGGTAGCCGATCACTCGTGCTACTATTCCCAAGAAGTAATCGTGTCGGGATCTCTCGAACTCTTCTTGAGTACTGGCGTCGATCTCGCCTTTGCTAACAGAAGCTAGTACCTCTTTGAAGTCTGATGATAGCCTGTAAGACTCCTTCTTCTCTTCACTAAGGGCCTCATCAAGCTTAAGGCACAGATTCATGTTCCCGGTGGCATGGACTCTCAGGTTGTCCAGTGACACCCCACCTAACTGCAAAGGACCCGAATTCACCCTAGATACCCCGACCCTCCTCCTGAGAGCGTCAAAGATGCCTATGGACCCAGGGAATATCAGACCAGGGAAATTGACTACGTCGTTTATCTGGAGGATGGTCGAAAACTTCAGGATTGTTTCGATGTCTGGCTTGAGATGATTTAGATTAGCCCTGACCTCTGATTCCCTAACGACAAAGGATTCTTCAGGGAGTTTCACCATGCATACTACGTTCCAGTCACTGGTGACACCTTCTGGAAGGGATAGGAGGCATGAGGGTACAGACCTCTCGGTCTCAATCCCTGGATGGTTTCGTACTGACGGGTGGAACCGTAATCCTGGAGTGTAGGCTTTAGCTTGTATGAAATCCCAGTTCACGGTGAATCTGCACTCTACTGTGCTCGGGAGGCTTATTATCTCGGACACTGACATCTTGGTTGCATCTCTTCTCTTCTTCGGAATCGCCAAATACTCCTCCAGAGTTACCTCTTGTTTGCTCTTTCGCCGCTGCTCCTGGTTGTAGTATTCCAGCTCTGGTATTATGTTTGGATCATGTGTCCTGATTCCTTCGACCGATTGAATGTTTGAGTTCCTGGTCCTGTTTACGTACTGTTCCAAGTTCGGGGGGCTCAGAACTACTTGGTACACGGAGCCCGTGGTCAGTAGGCTGCCGTAATCTCGTAGAAGTGTCGATACTTTGGGCGGTTTTGTGGGCATTGTGTGTTATGAAAAGTAAATCGGAC